AGTCTAATATGGGTGGTGCACCAAAAAAAATAGCTAGAGCAACTAAAAAAACTTTACAGAAAGCTGAGAAAGCTTTGGTGGAGCCATTAGAAAAACCAGTTAAACAAGTTACAAAAGGTGTTGTAAACGTAGCAAAAGAAGGGTTTGAAGAAATCATTGAAAAGCCTGGAAAGAAAATAATCAGAGAAACAATGGATACTGTAATGAATATGGATAAGTCTGATAGGATGGACACATCTCCTGAAGTTACTCCTGAAGTTACTCCTGAGATTGTCCCAGATGAAAAACCTACGATTACAACTAGATATGCGACTAGAGGTAAAAGATCTGGTCAAGGCGGTACAATTATGGAAGGTTATGGTGTTACAACTAGACCACCATCAAAAAGATCAATAAGTACATAGGAGATAAGAATGTCATTCCTCAAGCCTAAAGTTTATGTTCCTCCTCCACCACCAGTTCCAGAAGAACCTGCAAAAGCTGATTATGAAAAAGCTGCGGCTTTATCTGCGGAAGCTGAAACAAAAGAAAGAAAAAAACGTAGAGGTCGTGGCAGTACGATAGTGGCTGGAGGATTAGGCGAAACGTCTACCAGTATGAGTGGATCAGGTGGCACACCAACTTTGTTAGGATAAAACTATGATGAATGTTAAAGATATAGTCGCTAGGTTCCAGCATGTTGAGGGTCAACGAGACAACTGGAATAACCATTACCAAGAACTTGCTGATTATATGCTTCCAAGAAAAGCAGACATAGTTAAGAAAAGAAGTCGTGGTGAAAAAAGAATGGAGCTTATCTTTGATGGTACGGCTCTACAATCAGTAGATTTATTATCATCTTCTCTTCATGGTATGCTTACATCAGGTGCTACACCTTGGTTTCATTTAACTATGAAAGATGAAGAGCTTGGTAAAGACGAAGAAGTGCAGCGTTGGTTAGAAGATAGTTCGCAGCGAATGATGAGAGCTTTTACTATGTCTAACTTTGAAACAGAAGTCCATGAGATGTATGTTGATCTAGTTGTATTTGGTACTGGCTGTATGTTTGTTGAGATGGATAAGAAAACATTAAGATTTAGTACAAGGCATATATCAGAGTTTTATGTGACAGAAGATCAATATGGTATGGTTGATACTGTGTTTAGAAAGTATGAAATACCAGCAAGGCAAGCAGTCCAAAGGTTTGGAATAGAAAATGTGGGTACATTTATACAAAGAACTTATGAGAAAAAGCCAGACGAGAATGTTGAAATCCTACATGCCGTTATGCCAAGAGCAGACAGAGACCCTACAAAACAAGATAACAAGAATATGCCGTACTCTTCTATGTATATTTGCTTGGAAACAAAAATGATCCTAGCCGAGAGTGGCTTTCAAGAATTACCTTACGTTGTTCCTCGCTTCTTAAAGGCAACAGGAGAAGTGATGGGTCGATCTCCAGCCATGATTGCATTGCCTGATGTTAAGATGTTAAATCTTATGTCAAAAACAATCATACAAGCGGCTCAGAAAATGATAGATCCTCCCCTATTAGTTCCTGATGATGGGTTTTTACTCCCCATAAGAACCCAGCCTGGAGGTCTTAACTTTTACAGGTCTGGCTCCAGAGATACAATAACACCATTACAAACTGGTGCGAACATACCTATTGGATTAAATATGGAAGAACAACGAAGACAAGCAATAAGAAGTGCTTTCTTTGTTGACCAATTATTAAGTGGCAGCACACCTAACATGACAGCTACTGAAGTAATACAAAGACAGGAAGAAAGAATGAGAGTTATAGGTCCTGTTCTTGGTCGATTAATGAACGAAATGCTAAGACCTTTGATTGATAGAGCGTTTGCGTTAATGTTGCGTGCTGATATGCTTGCACAACCACCTGAAGTTTTACAAGGTGTTGATGTAGACATTGAATATGTATCTCCGTTAGCCAGAGCACAAAAGTCTAGTTCAGTTAATGGTGTAATGAGAGCATTAGAAATATTAATGCCATTGTCAGAACAAATGCCAGTTGGAGATCATATTGATCCTGATGGATTGGTTGGTTATTTAACTGAAGCGTTAGGTGTTCCAAAGAGAGTTCTTAAACCTCAGTCAAGAATAGATGAAGAGAGAGAACAGAAAGCAGCAATGCAACAACAGCAAATGGAAAGACAGATGGAACAAGAAGATGTTTCAACAGCAGGTCAAGCTGCACAAGCTGTAAGAATGGTGGGTGCAAATGAGTGAACAAATAGCTCAACTTAAAACTATGTATAAAGATACGTTTAAAGATAACGCTGGTAAAAAGGTGTTAAGTGATTTGGAGATACGCTGTAATTGGCGAGCTTCAAGTTATGTAGCTGGAGATGCTAATGCTACAGCCTTTGAAGAAGGTAAAAGAGCAGTAATACTACACATTTATAACATGATGAAAGAGGAATAAATATGTCTGAACAAGTTGCTGAACAGGTAGCCGAATCAGTACAACCTTCATTGTTGGAAACTCCATCACAGGTTGCACAAGGTGGGTCTGGTAACAGTTTCATGGAAATGATACCAGAAGAATTAAGAGAACATCCAAGTCTATCACCAATAAAAGATGTTGGTAATCTAGCAAGGTCTTATGTAAACGCACAAAGATTAATAGGAAGTGAGAAAGTTCCTTTACCTGTAAATCCTACAGAAGAAGATTTAGATAACATTTATAGCAGACTAGGTAGACCAGAAACGGCTGCTGGTTATGAAGTGCCTGTAGATGGAAACGTAATAACTGAAGAAATAGCTACACAATATGCTGATATTGCACATAGTTTAAGACTTACACCACAACAAGCACAAGGTGTTTTAGACTATTATAAAAGCTCCGTAGAACAATCAAGCCAAGGATTGCACGAACAAGCTGAGAAACAAGCAGAGCAAACAGCTTTAGAGTTACAAAAAGAGTGGGGTTCTGCTTTTGAGTCTAAGGTTACTGCTGCAAAAGATATTGTTGAACAGTTTGGTGGTGGCGATTTGTTGCAAATGAAACTAGATGATGGCACTCTTGTAGGTAATCACCCTGCATTTATAAAAGCTTTTGCTGCTATGGGTGACTTTAAAAGCACAGTTACAAGTGAAGATACTGTATCTGATAACGCTAGAACATCTAACTTTACGCCAGCTATGGCACAACAGGAGGTTGATGGAATTATGAACGATAAGTCACACGCTTATTGGAATAGAAAAGATCCAATAGGAAGACAGCGTGCTGTAGATCGTATGCAAGAATTGATGGGTCATATACATGGATGATCTATTAACGCCACGACAAGAGGTTCGTTTAGAATGTATGAAGCTTGCGGTTGAGTTTGGAACACAAAGAGATATGTTGCATCCTGAGAAACTTGCTGATATATATTATAAATGGATTATGGAGGATAGCTTGGAAACGAGTCCTCAAGACAATCGGATAGACGATAGCCTAAAGTCGGCTAAAAATTCTAGGAGTGTCCGTAAAGGGTAGCACGCTGTAAATAATATCAAATGTAACTTTTATTTAGGAGACTTTAAATGTCAACTTCAATAACCACAGCATTTGTCCAACAGTATTCTGCTAACGTGCAGATGCTTTCTCAACAGATGGGAAGCCGTCTTAGAGATGCAGTTCGTGTAGAAAACATTGTTGGTAAAAATGCTTTTTTCGATCAGGTAGGGGTTGCTACTGCACAGTTGCGTACTAGCCGACATGCCGATACTCCACAGATGGACACACCTCACGCAAGAAGAAGGGTGAGTTTAGCTGACTACGAATACGCTGACTTAATTGACGATCAAGATAAAGTAAGAATGTTAATTGATCCTACATCTTCTTATGCAATGGCTGCTGCCGCTGCAATGGGTAGATCAATGGATGATGTACTTATTTCTGCTGCACTTGGTACTTCATTTACAGGCGAAACAGGCTCAACTTCAACTGCATTGTCATCAGGACAAAAAATTGCTAATGGTAGTGCAGATATGAGTATTGCTAAGTTAATTGAAGCTAAAAAGATTTTAGATTTAGCTGACGTTGACCCATCAATACCTAGATATATTGCTGTTGGTCCTAACCAAATTGAAGCATTACTTGGCACTACTTCAGTAACAAGTTCTGATTTCAATACAGTAAAAGCTCTTGTCCAAGGTGACGTAGATACTTTCATGGGCTTTAAATTCATTGTAACAAACAGATTGACAGTTGCTTCCAGCATCCGTTCATGCTTTGCATGGGCAGAAGATGGCTTGGCTCTTGGTATA